TTGGTGCTCCAGCCATACAATGGGGTTAAGTAATCAAGCACTTATGACATACGGCGCTGGTTCTGTGCCTCTGGGTGGAACATTGACGACCGTTCGCATCACTACATTAAACGGCACCGACACTTTCGACGCTGGCTCTATCAACATTCTCTACGAATAGGAGGCTTATATGGAACGCATAGAAGTCAACGTCGAGACCGGCAAAGTCACGGTCATCCAGTACACCCCAGAGGAAGAGGCTGCTGCGCTGGCCTATGCTGCGTCTCTGCCACCTGAGCCTGTGCCCGCCAAGCCGACGCTGGAGGAGTTGCAGGCGCAGCTTGCGGCTATCTCGGCGCAGATGCAGGAACTGGCGAACGCTTAAACGAAAGACCCCGGCTTAACCAAATAAGCCGGGGTGAGTGTTTCGAACAAATCACTGAAGGGTCTGAGCCACAGGCGGCGACGCGTGACCTACGCCACATGTAAGCCAAGGACCATTCCTTGACGCTTCTAATGTCGCATGGTCTTCGATGGTGTCAATCGTTTTGACCGAGAAGCCCACACAATGTAGAATTTTGATGGTGCAACTCGGGGCATAGAGATGGACACGCAGACGTTAATCAACTTTGCTCTGGGATCGTTCCTCGCCATCATTGGATGGCTGGCGCGACAACTCTGGGAAGCGGTTGAACGCCTGAAATCAGACTTGCACCAGATTGAGGTTGATCTTCCAAGCCGCTATGTCCGGCGTGAAGAATTTTCAGAAGCGTTGAAAGAGATCAAAGATCTTTGCCGACAGATATTTGACAAGGTGGACAGCCTGGAAAAGCGGAAGGCTGACAAATGAGCACGACCGAAGAGAAGCAGGAAAAGATTGCTCTTGAAATGGCTGCGAGCGCCAGCAAGGGTGCATTGGTTGAGAAGATCGTCTTTGCCGGTATTCCTATCCTGTTCTCCTGCGTTGTCTATCTCATGGGCTCTCTCTCTAGTGCCAACAATGAGATTATTCAGCTAAAATCCAAGATTGCGGTTGTCGTGAACGCAGACAACAAGGCGATTCCACCGCAGGGCACTACCATCGACATGGCCCAGATCCGTGAGAATTTAAGCGACCAAATTGGCAAAGTTGAGAAGGAGGCCGCTCTTGGACGCGCCGCTATGACGCTGGATCGTGAAAAATCCTTGGCGGCTATTGAGAAATCTCGTTTGGACATGGCTGCTGATGCTGCGCAAGCAAGAGCGGCGATACGTTTTGACACGATGAAAATGGTATCCGAATTAGATAAGCGCATCACCCTGCTTGAGAAGGGCCGCTGATGGACCCACTCACCATCCTTTCCGTTGCCAAGGGCAGCTATGAGGCCGTCAAGGCGGGCATAGCCGTTGGCAAAGAATTGCAGGGGATGGCGAAGGATCTTGGATCGCTGTTTGACAGCGTTGCCCATATCACGCGGATTGCAGCAGACCCCAAGGGAAGCTTCACGGCTGGCAAATCAGCCCAGCAGATCGCAATGGAGGCCTATGCCGCGAAGGCAGAAGCTGACCAGATGATGGAAGAGCTAAAGAACCACTTTATCGGGGAGTTTGGCATAGCAGCCTGGGATCAGGTGGTTGCTGCAACAACCCAGATCAAGAAAGACCAGCGAGCGGCGGCGTTGCAGGCTCAACGCGAACAAGAAGAAATGATGCAAGGTTTTGTGACAGCAATGCTCTTCATCATTGGTGGTGTGGCGTTCTTGATGATGTTCATCGCCATCCTCTATTTCATCTTTGGGAGGTAAACATGGATCTGCTTGAAAAGTTTGGACCTCTGCTTGGACAAGTTGCGCCTACCATTGCCACGGCCTTAGGAGGCCCGCTGGCGGGGGTTGCGGTAAAGACCCTATCCAATGCTATATTCGGACACGAAGACGCTACAGAGACGCAAATCTCAGAGGCTATGGCGGCTGCAACGCCAGATCAGTTGGCGGCGATCAAGAAAATAGACGCCGACTTCAAGGTTCAGATGAAGTCGCTGGACATTGATCTGGAACGGATTGCGGCAGGGGATCGAGACAGCGCCAGGCAGATGCAGCGCGAGACAAAGGACTGGACGCCAAAGGCTCTGGCGTTCTTCATTACCTTTGGCTTCTTTGGCGCTTTGATCTGGATCATGGTGTTTGGTATCCCGCAGACGGGGACAGAGGTTCTCCTGATGATGCTTGGTTCGCTCAGCACCTCATGGACCGGAGTTGTGCAGTTCTATTACGGGTCATCGGCTGGATCGAAAGCCAAAACTGACGCTCTTACTGGGAAGGATAAGTGATGCGCGAAAACTGGGATGAATGCTTTGAGATGGTCCTGAAGCACGAAGGCGGCTATGTGAACGATCCGCGAGATCCAGGTGGGCGCACAAACCTCGGCGTCACCCAGAGAGCTTGGGAAGCCTACTTGAACCGTAAATCTTCGGAAGAAGAGATGCGGAAACTCACGCCAAACATTGTCAAACCGTTCTACAAGGCAATGTATTGGGACAAGATCAAGGGTGACGATCTTCCTTCCGGGGTGGACTATGCGGCCTTCGATCTGGCGGTAAACTCTGGCGTCGGAAGAGCCGCGAAGTATCTCCAGCAGATTGCCGGGGTGACGGCAGATGGCGTGATCGGACCTAAATCGCTGGAAGCAATCAAATCCCGTGATCCAAAGGAAATGGCTGACGCGCTTTGCGACATGCGGATGGACTTCCTGAGACGCCTGCCGACATTTGAGACCTATGGCAAAGGATGGAGCCGTAGGGTCGCCGAAGTTAGCGTCAAGTCTGGGGAAATGGTACAATCTGGCTGAACAGATCAGGTGATCTAAATGGCTGACTTCGGCATCGCAGCATTACCTATTGCCGCCTTTCCCATCTCGGGATCGGCGCAGCAGGCGGCTGTTGAGGCGGTTGGAACGGCCACTGGGACATCGACAGCAGCGGCGGTTGGCGAGGCTGTATTTGATGCTGTTGGTTCTGCGGTAGGAACATCGACAGTCTCTGGCGTCTCTGGTGGCGCCACAGAAGCCGTTGGCACGGCTACAGGGACATCGACGGCGCAGGCGGTCGGCGCGTCTACAGCGGCGGTTGTCGGATCGGCGGCAGGAACCTCAACAGTCCAGGCGGTTGCGGAACCAATCGCGGCTGCGGCTGGATCAGCGGCAGGAACGTCAACAGCGCAGGCGGTTGCGGCGCCGATCTCGGCAGCAGTTGGATCGGCGGTTGGAACGTCAACGGCGGATGCATATGCAACTTCCGTAGCTTCCTCAGTTGGATCTGCCGCAGGAACATCGACGGCGGCGGCAACCAGCAACACGATAGCCGGGTCTGTTGGATCTGCCGCAGGAACATCGACAGCGGCGGCAGTCGGCGATGGGATTAACTTTGTCACCGGCGTTGGCTCGGCGGCAGGAACCAGCACGGCATCCGGCGTCCTTGCAGCCACCGCCATCATGGTTGGCTCGGCGGCAGGAACCAGTACGGCAGAAGGCGTTCTGCGGGCAACTGCGGCTAGTGCTGGATCAGCGGCGGGAACTTGTGTAGTATCTGCGGAAGGAAAAGATGTTGGTTGGCATCCTATCCCTGCGCCGGTTGACGAGTGGGACGACATCGCACCGCCTGTCAGCGTTTGGGGATCTGTCACGCCACCCGTCAGCACTTGGAACAATATTGCGCCACCTGCCACCAGTTGGGATGATATACCGCCACCGAACACAACATGGCAGAAGGCTGCGTAGGAGCTAACCAATGGCCGATTCATTTACAGCCAATCTTAACCTGACAAAACCAGAGGTGGGCGCATCCCGTGACACCTGGGGAACCAAGCTAAACACGGATCTTGATACGCTGGATGCGTTGTTCAACGCGGCTGGCACTGGAACATCCGTTGGCTTGAATGTTGGATCTGGAAAGACGCTGAGTGTTGCCGGAACGCTGAGTGTTGCCGGTACGCTGAGTGTTGCCGGGACAGTCTCTGGTGCTGGGTTTGCGAGCTATGTGACGCTGACAGGAACGCAGACGCTTACCAATAAAACGCTGACAAGCCCAACAATCAATACAGCCACGCTTGCAAGCCCAACAATGACAACGCCTGCGCTTGGGACACCTGCATCAGGTGTTCTGACCAATGTTACCGGGCTGCCTCTTACGACAGGCGTGACTGGAACATTGCCGGTAGCCAATGGCGGCACTGGTTCTGCATCTTTAACCGCTAACAATGTCCTTCTTGGCAATGGGACCAGCGCTGTTCAGACTGTTGCTCCGAGTACTGCGGGCAACATACTGACCAGCAATGGGACCGCGTGGACGAGCGCAGCGCCCATCAGCGGCACAGCACCCTCGGCCATTGGTCAGATCCCCTTCAGCACGAATGGCTCGACCTACACCCCCACGCAGAAGATCGTGCAGGGGACTGCGGTCGCATCCACCAGTGGCACCAGCATTGACTTCACTGGCATCCCCTCTTGGGTGAAGCGCATCACGATTATGCTCAGTAGCGTTTCTACTAGTGGTACGTCTTCCTTGCGTTTTCAATTAGGGGACAGCGGAGGTATTGAAAATACCGGCTATGCAAGCAATGCGCTTACCAGCAGCACCAGCGCGGCAGCAAACACAGCAAATAGCACGGCTGGCTTTGATGGCAGCGCTATTGTTTCTTCATCAAATGTATTTAATGGAGCATTGGTTTTAACAAACGTCACATCAAATACTTGGGTTTGCCAAGGGAGCATTTCTAATACCGGCGATTCAAGGTTTATGTCTATTAGTGGTGGGAAAAGTCTATCAGACACTTTGACGCAAGTCCGCATCACCACCGTGAATGGCACCGACACCTTCGACGCTGGCTCCATCAACATCTTGTACGAATAAGAGGCCGCGCTATGGCTATCACAGTAGCCGCCTCGTTAACCTCGTAAAGGGCTAATGTATGCCACTTGCACCAATCACCATTCCTCCTGGTGTCGTAAAGACAGCCACGCCTTTGCAGGTGAAGGGGCGCTATTGGGATGCCAATCTGGTGCGTTGGCGTTCTAACAAGCTGCTTCCTGTTGGTGGGTGGCAGCGCATCACTGCAACCCCTCTTGCAAGCACCCCTCGCGCCTTGTTCTCATGGACAACCAATGCAGGAACAAACCTGACAATGGTTGGCTGCGGTGACACTCTCTATGCGTTGGAGGGTGCAATTTATACCAACATCACGCCTGCCAATTTTGTTGGAGAAGCTTCTGGATCAGTCGGCGGCTATGGCGCCTGGAACTATGGAACTTTGCTCTACGGCGACGACACGGATGCCACCTATCCAAGGCCGCAGTCTGCTTACTTCTACGCATCGTTTTCGTGGACCTTCGATAACTGGGGCGGCGATGTGCTGGCGGTTGCATCAAGCGATGGCCGGTTGCTGCATTATGGCGAGGGCGAAGATCAGGCGCACCCTGTTGGCTATAATGACATTGCAACTGCAGTCAGGGCGTCTAACGTCATAACAATCACCACGGACCATCATCATGGGTTCATTGTTGGCCAATCTGTGGTCATTACAGGAACCAGCGTTGGTTCGATGAATGGCACGTTTACGATTGCAACGGTTCCAACTGAGTCTTCATTTACCTATGCAAACTCTGGGACTAATGCCTCTGGGACAGGTGGCGTGGCGCAGTCTGCTGCTGCTGATCTTCCGCCACTCAACAACCGTGGCGTCATCGTTACCGCAGAACGTCATGCAGTTCTGATCGGCGCAGGCGGAAACAATCGCCGGGTAGCATGGTCTGCTTCTGAGGACTACACCAACTGGGATTATGCCGACACAACGATAACCTCCGGCTATCTCGATCTCGATACAGCCAGCGGGATCATCATGTGTGCGGCTGTTCGCGAAGGCACCTTGATCTGGACCGAAGACGAAGCATGGCTAATGCGCTATATTGGTCTGCCCTACATCTACGCCATCGAGCGCATTGGATTTGGGTGCGGGTTGATCGCACCAAGATCATTTGCCACGTTTGCCGGTCGCTGCATCTGGATGGGGAAAGAAGGCTTCTGGCTCTATGACGGCGGCGTTGTGAAGCCTCTGCCGTGCGATGTTGGCTCCTATGTCTTTGACAACATCGACCCTGATGCGGGCATCCTCTACACGCACGGGGCCGACAACAGCGTTTTTCCAGAAGTCTGGTTCTGGTATCCAGCAGATGGCGAGGAAAACCCAAACCTGTATGTCTGCTACAATTATGCAGAAAACTGGTGGTCCATTGGCGAGATGGAACGTACAGCGGCACAGGGAGCCGGGATCTATCAATATCCTATGACCGGCGACAGTGCTGGCGAACTCTACTTCCAAGAGAACGGCTGGACGGCGGCTGGCGTCCCGATCACCACTGGCCGCTATGCCGAGACATCCAGCATCAATGTCACCAATGGATCTACGCTGGCCCATGTGAAGCAGACGATCACGGACAGCGGCTATGGATACTCAAGCACTCAGCTTACGTATTTCAGCAGCTTCACGCCTGAAGGGACGGAATACACCTCTGGACCGTTCAGCCCGCGATCAGACGGTTACTGCGATACCAGGGTGACCGGGCGCGACTTCCGTGTGAAGATCGCCTC